TACGAGATGGTCAAGAAAGGTCTGTACTACAACATCAACCGGCGTAGGAAGTTAGGTCTTCCTGCGAAGAGGCCTGGGCAGAAGGGATTCCCAACTGCCGAGGCTTTCCGTAAGTCTGCCAAGACCGCTAAGAAGTCAGGGCGCAGGAATAAGTGATCCTTCAAACAGGTAGCTCCCGTAGTGGCCCAGTCGGACCCAGGGAGCAGCCCAGATCTGGAAGCCTTGCCTGCGAGCGATCGTGCAGAAGGCAAAGTCTTCAGACAGTAGCCTGGAGTCTTCCACCATTACCGGGAAGTACTCGTGCATGAGGTCAGGCTTGAACGTGCCTGCCGTGTCCAGCACATCGTTGTGGTAGGTGTTCACAAAAGGCTTGAGTGATTCAAACACTTCACGCTTGATGAGCATGAACCCTGTGCCGCCGTTGACGATCTCCAGAGGCTCGTTCTGGGGTACAACCACTTCCCCTTCCTGGCCCACTAGGTTGACCACCATCGCGCCTGTGTGGTTCTTGAGCTGATCCACGGGAACGCCTGCACCGGCAGATATTGCCACCTGCTGCCAGTTGATCTCCTTCTTAGGGTAGAGACCGCAGATGATGTCCTTGTCTGCTGCAACCATCGTCAGGATGTCATTAGCATCAAACCGGATGTCAGCGTCGATGAACATCAGGTGAGTGCAGTTGGTCTTCAAGAACTGGTGTGCAAGACCGTTCCTGGCTCTCTGGATCAGGCTCTCATTGAACATGAAAGAGCAGGAGACTTCTACCTCTGCCTGCTTGGCAATACTCACCAGTGATAGCATTGATTGCAGGTAGAAGCCTGTACACATTCCACCGTACATTGGAGTAGCTACAAATAGACTATTCATTGTTTTTGTCCCATTCTTTTTTTTCATCCATCATGCAGTCTGCAATAAGATAAGCATATTCAGCTATTGACTCTGAATTTTGATTGTCGTGACCAATCAGTGACGCTATGCCAGACAGTGCTTGACCGGCAAACCAATCTCTTAAAGTCATTCCTTCTATCATGATATATCCTCAATCCTCATTACATATTTACCAGCGGAGTTCTTCCGCCACCCGTGTACTTCTATCCTGATCCCTGCTTCCCTGACGGGTCCTACCGTCTCAGATGCCGTGATCTTCTTGATACGGTCTGACACTCCAGATGCAGTGACCTGGACTGCCAGAACCTCATTCTTGCGGATAGCCAAGATGTCGCACCAACCCCAGAGATCCTGCCGTATCCGAGCGTGAGGGTTCCACTTCTCGACTATGGCGCAGAGATAGCCTTGCTCACGCAGGTACTCTAAAGACCTCTGGGTAGGAGTCATCTTCCCGTTCTAACTAAAAAGGGACATCCGAATCGTCATCGACATTCTTTTTGAATGTCCCGCCATAAGGCTTGTAGGAAGCAGGGACTTCCTTGGGAGCATTATCTGCAAGCTCCTTGTCTTTGAAGTAGGTATTTTCTTTAATGGTAAAGTACTCCTTCCCATTCTTTGCCATAGACTTCCAGATACTAAGTTTGAGGGTTTGACCTTCTGTATATGATCTGGTGAGAACTAAATCACCATCCCAGTCTGGAGAATTAGGGTTCTTCTTTTGGGAGGGATCTTTCGAGAAAAGAATTGTTTTGCCGGGGGTCACTGGATATTCTTTTTTGTCGTAGCTCATTAAAACCTCTGATGTTGATCTGACCTATACGATGGAAACCGCTCACAGTTCCTCTGATATCTCCGGGTCTGACGGTTCCCGTATTGCGTTTGGGAGGTTCGATCCCTCCCCGATAAGTGCAGCCTTGAGTTGAACCTTAGACAGAGCAGGCAGGGAATCTATCTGCTTGCTGTTGGCAGTCAGCAGACTGGTGATCTTCTGCTTCTTTTCCTCTTCAGTGAATTTCGAGGAGTTGGTTATCTTCGCAACCATAGACCTAATGCCTTCCATGTACTCGGGGAAATCCGGGTAGCCTTTGTAGACACTTCCGTCTGCAAGAAAGAGTGAAAAGGGATGGTCTACCTTCTCCTCCTCTACAACGACCGCTGTGCCCATATCACGGCTGGGTGGAGGGTTGGGTATGTCCTGCACCTCTTCAGGCGTGTAGACGCCCAGCACAACGCCTGGGAAGACCGTCCTGATACCTTCTGATACCACCCGTGCACGCAACATCGCACGAGGATAGTTCTTCCAGTTGTCCTTGCCGGTTAGTCCTGCTTTGCGAGCTTGATCAAACGTCCAGGTGATCGTTGCAGATCCACCGGATGGATGTGAGAAGGTGGCGGTCACTTCCTCGTCAGTCAGAGTCTTCCAGTCAACCTTGCCTCCCTGCTGCTGAAACCTCGCCATCATGGTTTCTGCTTTCAGGGTTGGTCTACCTTGGATGATGTGATAGTCACGAGCTGCGAGAGCAGGGTGATAGCCTTCTGCCTGGGCGATGAGCATGAGAGCGGTAGCTTGTTCTACCGTCTTCATACCGAACAGTTGTGATTTAACGACAGCATTAGCCATCGTTTGGATTTGATCAACGGTGATTAACTGGCTCATTTCCTATTTCCTCGCACATAAGATTTGCATATTCGGAAGCTGAATCCTTGATCATCTGCTTAGACTGATGATGGTAGGGATTCTCTCGTTTGATGATAAATGCGGCCATCGCAAGAGCACGATAGAGATGCCATACATCATCGTCATTGACTTCTTCATTCATTTGATAAGGAACCTTCTAGATCCGGGAACCTCCCGGACAAACTGATCGTACATCTGGGGATACGCCTCTTGGAATGCTTTGGCATCAAACTTCCTGCTGCCTTTAGCTGACTTCCAAGTTGCCAGCACACTACCATCAACAGCCGTCAGAACGTCTCTGTCGCGCATGAAACGCATCACTGCTAACTTGTGCTGCTCCTCAGCGTCCTCTAGGCTCTTACGTTGTTCTGTGAGGCTAGAGAGCCTAGACAGGATAGATTCAAGTTCAGCATTGGCAGTAGCTACAGAAGCCTCAGACTGGGAAAACAGCAACCTTGCCTGCTCGATAGTCTCAGGTTCAGGTTCAGTCTTAGATGCCACATAGCCCCACCACTTAGCGCACCACTTAACGTGGTCGAGCATCATGTCAGGAGTGACATCTACCGGGATTACTTGCAGCTCCTGGCCTCCCAGTAGCACTGCCAGATAGACCTTGCTGATCCCGTGAACTGTAGCCTCGTGGATACACTGCACTCTGTCGGCATCCGGCATGATCCCAGACTCATCGAACTTCTTTCTCTGACTGCCGTTGTAGTTCTTGGCTTCAACCAAGAAAGAACCATCAGCAGAGATGAAGTCAAAGTGAGAACGTAGCCAAGGTTCTTTAGGATGTGACATCGCATAGTCAGCATCCTTGAGTTCAACCTGCAGGCGATCTTGAACTAGACGCCCTATGATGGGTTGCATCACATGACCCATCTTCACATTCTCTTTGTCAGAGATGTCTTCAGGAATGATCTTGCCCTGCTTGATAAGGATAGCCTCTGCTGCACGGCCATTAGCGGCCATACGGCTATCACCGGACCACCAAGCAGAGTTGCGGATTTCGGGTGCGAAGTCATCCATTGCAGACCTCTAAAGTTTTAGGGATGAAGAGGAGAGCCTCAGGCTGACAAGTGCCAGTGGAGTAGACACGCTGCTCAAAAGCGTAGCGGAAGGTCTTGTCACCAGAGACTGGGTTGATGCTGTAGTCAGCACCACACTTCGCCATGAGATGTTTGGGGTCATCCCGTGCAGGGATGAACTGCTTGCAGTCGATACAGAGTTTCATAAGATCACCTATAGATAAGATACGAGAGACACGACTAGAACAGAAAAAAAAAAGAATGTCAACAGGTTTCTTTACTTTACCTATGAAAAAGACACCTGCTGGAAGGTGGACGACACCTAGCCCTCCTAACGGACTAGATGCCTTCAATGCTGGACGGAGCCACGCATACCCGACAGTCGTTCGCTCCAGGGCACTATCTTCGCCACCCTGTCCGGTCTCTCAGAGCTTCCCCACAGTACCGGATATCCCCCATCCCCTGCCGTGTTGACCCCGACGAGATGAGCGGTTGTGGTCTGCAAAAAAAAACCCCTTACTGCTGCGCCGGTCGTACCCTCGTATAGAGGCGGCGCATGAGTAAGGAGTCTTTCAGTTGCGTACGACCACAACAGGGTAAACCCTAACACAAAAAAAAACCCAGTGCAAGGACTGGGCTGAACGGTCTCACAGACCGAGAGGAGAACACAACGAACAAACTAGATCATATCAGGTCTGGCTCACCGATCTCGGCTCGGCGCTTGATCTTAGCAACCTCCACGACAGATCTACGTCCTACCCATCCACCTTCTGACTTATGAAACAGAGTACCGGGGTACTGGCAACGATTCTCTCTGATCATCTTGGCCTGAAAGTCAGGGGTGCAGTCTTCGCAGTAAGAGTGTGCAGGTGCGGGGTGGGACATACGAGCTGCTGCGACCCAGCCGGTGAACTGCTTGGCAGTGTCAAAACACTTGGGTGTTGTCTTGTCGATTGCCATCTCAAACTCCAACCTTGATTGTGCTGATCCAGTCATACGGGGCTGGCTGGGGGAAGAGCTGCTCATACGACACCTTTGCTTGTAAGACAATCAACTCTTGCATGGTTTTGGTTTTTCCGCCGTAGGATACCCAGTGTCCGGGCTGCAGCAGGTGCGGAACGTACATGGCACGACCCAAATAGAAACAGGGTTGTAGTACTTTTTTGCGTGATTCTTTACGTTCAGTCATGACAGTTTCTCCAGTGCATCGTTAACAGATTGGATAGCAAGAGCCAAAGTATCGGCCTCTTGTGATGGGGTAACAGGTTGGATCTTGAGAATGTAGTAGGCACTCTCCATAGCACTCAATGCTTTCTGCATGGCAGGCTTACAGTCATCATGGCCTCTAGCCATGCCTGAGTAGAAAGAGTGCCGCAGCTCTTCCCTGGCATCCCTATACGCCTGTTCGTACACGGCACGGCCAAACTCTAGAGCTTTCTGCTCGACTTCCTTGTTGGGGGCTTTTACAGCCCTCCAATACTGCATCAATTCATAGTCAGTCATGTGTTTTTCTCCTTGAGTTTGGCTTCAATGTGCCTGACAAATTCAACGTCATCCGCGTAGGCAAAATCCTGTAACGCAACAACCTCATCATCCGTCAATCCAACCCATTTCTTTATGGGGTCTCTCATGACAGAGGGCCAGCCGTCCTCGAAATAGACCTCCTTGAGTATCCATTTCCCTTTCATGGTTCACCTTTAATGGTAAGGATTACCACACAACCCAGAGCGGTAGTTAACCCTATAAAGCACAGGTATGGGTCTCCGGTCATGGCTGACGCTACACCCAGTGAGAACATAATGACGATGGCAATCTGTAAAATATTGGACACGATTACTCCAGATATATATGGGGGACTCACAATCCCCCGGTGAGATTAGATAGCGTACTGGGACCTGTCAGCAGCACCGTTTATCCATTTCGGGGTCTTACCCCTACCGGACCATGTAGCACCAGACTGGGGGTCTCGATACTTGGCCGCGATCTTGTTGCCTACTTTGGGGCCTGTCTTAGCCTTCACAGCCTTGTCTAGTCCCAGGTCCTTAGCCGTTATCCCGAATGACTGAATCATTGCTCGCGCCATGTCGATAGCCTGTTGCTTCTCTTCACGCTTGACGATCTCAGCCTGGGCTTTCAGCTCCTCGATCTTCGATTGGATTTCTTCGTACAACATACACTCTCCGATGTGATGCCCCGAAAGGGGCGATAGAAGCCTCTAGGTGAGGCGAAAAGGGTTCAGGGTAAGCTACCCTACATGGTAAGGGTCAGGAAACGATCTGGGGGCGTTTGGTAAGGTTCTTGCGACGTTTCATTTGAATGTCGGAAATGGCCTCGATCTGGGTCCAGAGTTTGGCAACGTATGCGTTACCGTGGACGCCTGCTCCGATGCTCAGAGTTTCGTAACAGTCGTGCAACGCTTGTGCGAGGGAAACGTCAGATTGGCGTTCAAATTGTTCGGTGTAATGGTTCATTGTCCGTCCTCAGTGTTGATTGGTACGTTTGCGATAACACGGGTCTCCCCGTTTTCCATCAACCCGACAATCTTCAGACCGTCGGGGGTGCGGGATATCTCCCACGCAACGGGATCACCGTCGAGCAGGAGGTCGAGTAGCTCATCGACAGATGGGTTCACACCAAACCCATGAGTTTGGAATGCTGGTACTGTTGTTCTGCCCACCTGTCAATCGACACGATGTCCCTGTCGTATTGCTCTTGGGTGATCTGGTTGGACAGAAGATGACGATCAAGTCGATCAATAGCCAGCTCAACTTTACGCTCGATCTGGTCTTCAGTGAGTGCTTGGTTATCCATGATAATGATCCTATAAGATAAAGGGTGAACAGATTATGGGGTGAGGTTATCACCCCGTCAAGAGGTTAACAGGGAATTTTCATTGCGAGGGTTTGCAGACGGAACCGATCATCCGTGCTGGAATCACCCTTGAGATAGTTCAGGACAGACTCACGCTCACGGTCGCACTGGCAGTAAGTCATGGCCCGATGCAAGTCAGATGAGTTCCAGGTCTCACCCTGGGCGATAGACTGAATGCGCTCACTGAGATTCTTGGGACGTGAAACAAAAACCCACGCAGTCGATCCGTCTGGCAGCTCACCAGGAACGTGACTGAATTCCCATTTCAACTTTTTGCAAAGTTCCCTGGCTGCGGTCTCATGTTCGTTCCCCTCGTAATCGAACGGAACAGTGACGCTGAACCCTCCGCACGACGTGGCCTTGACCCGCGCACCCTTGGTGTTGGTTGGCCCGATATATTTTGTGACGATTGCTTGCATGATTCCCTCTTGATTGGATTAGATTACGCTCATCAGTACCGGCACCACCGGCAGACCCTCCGGAGAGGGTTTCGCGTTGTCAGCAGCTCAGCGTTTAGAGTACTGGTTGAGTGTCTGGAAATGTTTCACGTTCCCGGCCCATGACACCACCACAACACCATTCGACTTGATACGGCAGAACCTACCCATAGCAGACCTGCTGCCTGCATACACCCATTGACCCGGTTGCAACTTGTTGAGCTTGTCTTCCGTGGTACTGTAAATGTTGAGTGCTTGTTGATACTGCATGATGTTCCCCTATAAGATAATCTGTCTTGATGTAAGACAGTGAGTACATATTAACCCACCGATTATGTTCTGTCAACAGATAATCTCTTTTTTTTTATAGGTGCTTACCCTAATGTACAGACGTACAGTACTCACCTGTACATCCTGTACCTATAGTATATATAGGGGGTGTATGTTGTACCTGTACTGTCCGACACCCAACTGGGGTATTGGCATTGAGGATGCCACTTCTTTCGTTCTTACGTTTCGGGACAATCTTCTTACACGGGACGCCTGGGACTTGAACCCTTCCCACCTTCCCGCTCTACGCTCGCACTAGCTGCCGCTCCATGCCTACGCTCTACCCTGGCTCTGGCATGGGTTGGGACGCCAACCAGACACCGTGCTACCATCCGCAGATCCCGTGGCCCGATGAGGTGGGTCTTGACCCCCGTGTGTGCGTGCACCCAACCGTTCTCCCCCCATAGAAATTTTCATGTTAGAGGTTTTGCATGAAACCCGATAAAGATGCAGATGTAATTGGAGCAATGTTGTGGGAAAAGACAAAAAAAGAATACCCTTACCTTGCTGACAAAGAGTTGCAATTTAAATATTCACCTACTAAAAAATCCGCAGGGGGGATAGAATTCTTTGATCCTAAAGAAACTGGGTCACCAGAATCTCCAAGACCTAAAGAATTTGTAATGGGTAAACCTGGTGTTGAGGTCTATAATACTAATACCAGACCTTTAGATATATTGGCAGACTATGTTAGTCACTATGGTGTAAAAGTTGATCCAACACTGTCTAGTGCTTATCAACAATTTTCTCAATCTTTGACTCCTAGACAAAAACAAATACTAAAAAATCAATACGAGTACTATCAAAAAGATCCTAAGTTTAGAGAAACCAGACCGTATGAAGACTGGGAAGAGATAAGTGGTTTACCTGGTTATTTCAGAGGTTACACATTCAACCAGTGGAAGAAAGGACAAGGAGAGTACACTCCTGAACAACTGAAGAATCTAGACCAAGTACGAAAGTATTTGAATATAAAGTAACGCTTCTCCCCCCCAAGAAAAATTCATGTCATTTAATCTAGCGCAATTCTATAAATTCTGTAGTGAGTTAAAGATTGAGACTAAGGAACATGGTCTCAGAAAGATGGATAGGTTATTAGGTACTCAGACATATATTATGGATGAGATAGCTAAGGGTCTACAGGATGATATTCATTTCTTTGTGATATTAAAGGGTAGACAGTTAGGTATAACTACTATTTCTTTGGCATTAGATCTTTACTGGCATTTTGTACATCCTGGATTACAGGGTACGTTGACTACAGATACGGAAGAGAACAGGGATATGTTCCGTAGTACCTTATCTATGTATATAGATGGGTTACCCAGAGAATATAAAGTACCTGTTATTGCTCACAACAGAAATCATATTTCGTTGAAGAACCGTAGTCGGTTGTTTTATCAGGTGGCTGGATTGCGTTCCAAGGGGTCTCTGGGGCGCGGTAAGGCGATAACGTACCTACACGGTACTGAGACATCCAGTTGGGGAGATGAGGAGGGCCTAGCGTCTCTCTTGGCTTCTCTTGCCGAGACCAATCCTCAGCGGTTGTATTTGTTTGAGAGTACTGCTCGTGGGTTTAATATGTTCCACGATATGTATGTCACGGCTAAAAAGGCTAGAACTCAGAGGGCTATATTCTGTGGTTGGTGGAGAAATGAACTTTATTCTGTAGAAGCAGAGACGGATGTTTATAA